AACCAGATTAACTCATGCTGAAAGAGATGAACTTTACGAAGGTAGAGTTAATCCTATTGCATCATTCCCAGGTCAGGGTGTGGTTGTTTGGGGTCAGAAGACTCTACAAAGTAAACCATCTGCTCTTGATCGTGTGAATGTTCGTAGATTGTTGATTAGGTTGAAGAAATTTATTGCTTCTTCAAGCAGGTACTTGGTATTTGAACAGAATACGGCGGCTACAAGAAATCGTTTCTTGAATATCGTCAATCCGTTCTTAGAATCTGTACAGGCAAATAGTGGTTTGAGTGCATTTAAAGTAGTGATGGATGATTCTAACAACACACCAGATGTTGTAGACAGAAATCAATTAGTTGGCCAAATATTTATACAACCTACAAGAACTGCAGAATTTATAGTTCTTGACTTTGTTGTAATGGCAACGGGTGCTACATTCCCAGAATAATCTATTTTATAGAGATAAAAAGCCCCATTTTTTATGGGGTTTTTTATTGATCTAAAAAACTTCAAAAAAACTTAGAAGAATTAATAAATTCAGTTTGGATGATTTTTTGAATTGTTTATATTTATATATGAAGTGAATTGAATCAAAAAAAATTTGGAGAAATAGAATGCCAGAATTACTCGATCCTTCTGAGATTATGTTTACACCCTTCGAACCGAAGACTAAAAATCGGTACATTATGTACATCGAAGGTATACCAGCATATCTTGTAAAGACTGCTAACAGACCAAGTATTGCATTTGAAGAGATAGAACTTAATCATATTAACGTAAAAAGATATGTTAAGGGAAAGGGTGCTTGGGAACAACTTGAAGTTACTTTATATGATCCTATCGTACCATCAGCTGCACAAGCAGTTATGGAATGGGTTAGGTTATCACATGAATCGGTAACTGGTAGAGATGGATACTCAGATTTTTATAAGAAAGATTTAACATTGAATGTGTTAGGTCCTGTTGGAGATAAAGTAGAGGAATGGACTCTGAAGGGTGCTTTTATACAAACAGCAAACTTTAATGATTTAGATTGGGCTTCAAATGATCCAGCAGAAGTTACTTTAACACTTAGATATGATTACGCGATTTTACAATTTTGATTAAAACGGAGAATAATAATGAGTGAATGGATAGCAGCAAATTGGGAATATGTTCTGGTCGCGATCTACGCAGCAGAAAAAATCGTGAAGCTTACGCCGACCAAATATGACGATATCGTATTTGATATGATTTTAAAACCAATTAAAGAGAAATTCGCACCTTCAAAATAATTTAATAAAGATTAAAAAGTTATACTTATAAAAAAGGTTATTAATCTTTATAGTCAAAAATATACTTAATAAAAGGAGTTAATTATGGCTGAAAGCAAATTCCCATCGGAAGTTGTTAGTCTGCCTTCACAGGGATATTTTTATCCAGAAGACAGTATATTGTCTAGCGGCAAAATAGAAATAAAATATATGACAGCAAAAGAAGAAGATATTCTTACTTCTCAAAATCTAATTAAACAAGGAGTTGCATTAGATAAATTATTAGAATCTCTCATTATTAATAAAGATATTGATATGAGTGAAATGATTATTGGTGATAAGAATGGTTTAATGGTTGCTGCTCGTATTCTTGGATATGGAAAGAATTATGATTTTTCAGTTACTTGTCCAGCTTGTGGAGAAGTAAATAAAGATACAGTTAATTTAACAATGTTACCTGAAAAAGAGATTGATTTTGAAAAGTATCCAAAAGGTGTAAATGAGTTTTCATTTACATTACCTACATCTAAAAGAAAAATTACATTTAAAATGTTAACTCATACAGATGAAAAGGAAATTGATGCTGAATTAAAGGCAATGAAAAAAGTATCTAAAAATACTGGAATTGATCCAGAAATGACCACTAGGATGAGAAAAATAATTTCATCTGTAGATGGTAATTCAGAGAGAGCGTATGTAAATAAGTTTGTTAATGAAGAATTTTTATCAAAGGATTCTTTGGCATTTAGGAATCATTTAACAGTAATGACACCTGATATTGATATGACTTATAATTTTGAATGTTCGTTATGTGCGCAGGAAGAGGAGATGACGGTCCCTATGACCGTCCAGTTTCTTTGGCCTTCAGCCAAAGGATAAACCGAACATCCATGAACAAATATTTCAATTAATATACTACGGTAAAGGTGGATTCACTTGGTCTGAAGCATACGATTTACCAGTATTCCTTCGTACTTTTTATCTAAAGAGGTTGTCTAAAGCCTATGAGGATGAGAAAAAAGAGTATGATAAAGCCACCAAAAAATCTAAAGGTCTTAGTACACCACCCAGAGCTTCAAAATAATATTTTCTCATATTCTAATATTTATTAATGAATCAATCCATTCGTTATTAATATTATCTATATAGGAGTATAAAAATGGCAACAAAACAAGAAATGCGAGAAGCTATCTTTGGAAAACTTAAATCTTTATTTTCAAAAGGTAAAAAACCATCAAAGGATATAGAATCTCAAATAATGGCTGATCCAAAAATGAAAAAAATGTATGTTGATTTGATGAAAAGAGGTGAAGAACTTAGAAAAAAAGGTGAAAAGTTAGATAAACTATTAGATTTATAAAGGTGATATAAATTATGGCTAACGATACTGTAAAAACTATAAGAGAAAGAATTAAATTTCTTAATTCAGAAAAAAAGTTAAGAGAAGGAATTTCTGATGAAGAGAGAAAACAATTAAAAGGTCTCCGTGCGCAGTTGAAGGAAGTAAGAAATTTAGAGGGTCATCAAAAAGATATATTAAAAGGTGCATTAGATAGACAAAGACTTGAAAAACTTCATCATAAAAATTTGCAAGACGAAACAACTTTTGGTAAAGAATTATCAGCAATTTCATCAACTCAATTAGAAATTACTTTGAAAGCGGTGAAGGGTAAATTAACAGAAGCTGATATAACTGCACAATTAATAGAATTAGAAGAAGTGGAATTAGAAATTGCTAGAAATAGGGCAATTGGTCATGATTCTATAGCTGATAAATTAGAAGCACAAGTTGATTATATTAAAGAGGGTCTTGATATAGCCAAAGACGCACAGAAAACAGAAGAAGCTAGAACCGTGGTAGAATCCAAATTAAAGGATCTGTCAAATAGTATGATGGAAGATATGGACAAATTGGTTCCTGGTTTAGGCGGTGCGGTAAAAAAAGGTAAGGAATTTATTGGTGTTCTAAAAAAGCATCCAATGAAAGCTATGCAAATGGCAGCACTTGCTGTTGTTGCACTTATGGTTAAAATGGTTCTTGTGATGAGAGAACTTAAAAAAGAATTTGGAACAACTGATCAACAAACTGCTAGATTGCAAGGAAATTTAGTGGAAGCAGGCTTTGCATTGAAATTTATGGGAATTAGTGGAGAAGAAGTAAAACAGACAGCAACAGCAATTATGGAAGAATTTGGTAATATTAATAATGTTTCAACAGAGACATTAAAATCTATGGGTAAATTACATGCTACATTGGGTATTGCAGGAGAAGATGCAGCAAAGCTTCTTAGTTGGATGGAAGGTATTTCAGGATCAACGAGAGAACAATTACTTAATCAAATAAAATTTCAAGGAGAACTTGCTCAAGCTAAAGGTGTTGCACCAGCTGCTGTTATGAAAGATGTAGCAAGTCAAACTGAATTATTTGCAGATTTTGCTAAAGATGGTGGTGCAAATATTTTTGAAGCTGCTACGCAAGCAAGAACACTTGGACTTAATTTAGGTACAGTAGCTAAAATGGCTGATAGTTTATTAGACTTTGAATCATCTGTAAACGCTCAAATGGAAGCTTCTATGATGATAGGTAGAAATATTAATTCTGATAGAGCTAGACAATTAGCACTTGAAGGTGATTTAGCTGGGATGCAGAAAGAAGTTTTAAAACAACTTGGAAGTGAAGCAGAATTTAATAATATGAATAGACTTCAAAGGCAAGCTATGGCAAAAGCATTTGGATTGTCTACAGAAGAATTAAGTAAAATGGTTAGAGAACAAGAAAAATTAAATCAGAGATTTTCTATGGTAACTTGGTTTTTAGAAAAACTTGCTGCAGTAACTGGTTTATTTACTAAATTGAGACCAATTTTAGAAGCTGTAGGTGTTATATTTGCAGTAGTACTTTTACCTACGATGATTAAAGCACTTGTCGTAGCTACCCAATTTGCAGCACAACAAATATGGGGTTTATTAGTAATGAACGCGGGGCTGATAACTCAAGCAGCTTTGTGGGTTGTAAATACAATAGCAGCAAATTTATTTTGGGCAGCTGCTACTTTAGGAATATCATTACTTATAGCAGGAATTGTAGCTATGATAATGAATTGGGATAAAGTAAAAGCTTGGTTTTCTGATAATGCGGGTAAAATTGCATCGTATTTAAAACTGGCATTTTTTCCAATTTTTATGATTATTGAAGGAATTAAATTAGTTATGTCTGGTGCTAAGAAATTAGCCTCATTTTTTGGTGGTGGTGGTGGAGAAGTTGCTACTGAAGGAACAGTAGGAGCTCAACATGGTGGAATATTTACTACACCAACTAATGTAAATGTAGCAGAGGCAGGAACAGCAGAAGCAGTTATTCCATTAGATCCCGCAGGAATAAAAGTTAATAATGAAGATTTACTTGAAAAACTGGATATATTGATTGCGACAATGGGTGGAGTGAAGACTGAGGTTAGAGAAATGGGAGTTAAATAATGGGTTTAGTTGACTTAACACAAAACTTAGAGAACTTCAAATGGACTAATTATAGTGGTATAGGTGATAGTCAATCACCACAATCATTTGGTGATGGACATTCTGCAACAGTAGTAAGTGGTAAGAAAGAATTTGTAAGACCAGATCCAATTGCTTTAGAAAAGATGGAATCTAAATTTGGGCCTCGTAGTAGTGAAGTTGATTATATGGATGCAGAAAAGAGAGGTAGAGGATTTATACCCCCAGGTGATCCACCTGAAGGATTTAAGACAAATATGGAAACTTCGTTTATTGCTCCTGAAAATCAACTGGCAAAAACACCCATTTCTTATACAATAGCAGGAATGAATTCAGCATTAATTTATGGTATAGTTACTGAAAAATCTTTAAATATAGAACCAAGAGCAGAAGGTGCATGGGGCAATTCAGAATTACCTATTAGTACATATGTAAGTTATTATCCAAGAGAAGAAGATACTTTTTCTACATTAGTTGATTCATCTCATATTATTGAAAGAAAACCAACACCATTGGTAGTACCTGGTATTCCTATAGAAAATCAAGGGTCTGTTCAAAGATATTTACCGAAAACATATTCATCAATAAAACAACAAGTGGGTTATATTCATAGATATGGAAACCCACCTATTTCAGTTGCAAGACCATTTGATAGAAATTTAACTGAAGCACCTTTTGAGTTCATCGGAAGAACTCAGTTTTTTAATGATTTTCTACCAACAACGGAAGTAACAACAACTACAATAGGAACTGGTTCACCATATTTTGCAACAGGTACAACTACAATAGATGCAAATGGAAATGTTGCTACTTTAGAACATAGAACGTCTGAACTTGAAGAATTTTATAGAGGACAAGTAAAGGGATTAACTATAGGGCAAACTTTAGATCCTCGAGCTAATTCTGCAGAACCATTTATTGTTAGAAAAATTGGTGATAGGTGGGGATTGGATGATCCAGAAAAAGTTTTTGGAAAGTATTTAGGTAAGGTTGCTGGGTTTGTAGATGGTCTTTCTAGTGAGTTTTTTAGAGATGGTATTTCATCTCAGATAGATAGGAGTTTTGCAGATGCAACAAGAACTTCTAGATTTTTACTTTCACAAAGAGGTATGTTCTTTTTAATGAAGCAGGGAATTCTTCAATCTCTCAGTCCTACATTAGAAACAAAAATTTATAATCCCTTTTCATTAGCATCTATAGTTCCAACAGTTCATTTGACTAGGCACTTAGGTGGTTTTAAATATGAAGATGTTATAAGTGGTGAAAATTTTGTATCTGCAGTTAAAGATAAACTTCCTAAATTTGTTGTTAGTTTGTTAGAAGGAAAAGAACCAGTATTTGGTGGTAGATTTAAAGATAGTACTTCATTGTTAAAGTTTGGTGGATTAAATTTTCCAGGAAGAATAAAATTTCAAGCATTAGATGCTATTGGTGGAAATGAAATAGAAGCATTTGGAATTAAAGCTACTCCACCGAAAATTCCTATGGCATTAGAAACAAGATTATTATTAGGTAATCCAAATAAATATTTATTTCCATTTTCTTCAGCACCTGTAAGTATTAGTAGAGGTATTCCATCATTTAGTGGTGGTTTAGATTTAGCAGCTAAAGATGCAGATAGACTAGAAAGAGATAGTATTACATTTGGTAGAAATAAAGGTATTAGTTTAGGTGGTTTAAAAGAAGCATTAATAGATAGATATACTTCTTTAGCATATGGACAACTTCAAAAGGGATATCAATATTATAAGGATGGTAAAATTCAAAAACCAGATTTATCAAAAATTTCTAAAGAATCATTAGTTGCATCTGGACAGGCAGTTGTAGATAAAATAGGTAAGGGTTTTTCAGCCATAAAAACTGTTGCACGGGATGAAGTTGGTGCATTTAAGGAAAGACAGAAGAAACAACTTAGTGCATTAGGAAAGAGTAAAGGTATTGGTGGAGTTACAAATAGACATGAGTTAGGGTTAATGGAATCCAAAGATGAAACTTTAGGATTAGTGAAAATAGATAGTAGTGGTAAACTTGCAAATGATTTGGCTGATAAAATTAATTTAGTTCCTTATGGTGGAAGTAAAGATGATGATTCATTTAATGATACAGATGCAGATTTTATTCCATTTAAATTTAGAGATATAGTAAATGGTAAATGGATTATATTTAGAGCAATATTAAGTGGAATAAACGATAGTGTTTCTCCAGATTGGGGTGATACAAGATTTGTTGGAAGGCCAGATAAGGTATTTGTATACAAAGGAGTAGATAGAACCATAAGTTTTGATTTTGATATTTATCCTAAAACAAAACAGGAATTGCCAGTTCTTTGGGAAAAAATAAATTACTTAATGGGACTTTGTTATCCATCTTGGACTAATGATAGAATTGTAGCTCCGTTTATTGAACTTACAATTGGGAATTTATATCAAAAGACTCCAGGATTTTTAGCTAGTTTATCTATAGCAAGTCAAGATAATAGTACTTGGGAAATAGAATCTGGAATGCAATTACCAAAACATATTAAAGCTACTTGTACTTTTAGATATATTGGTAAATATAAACAATCTACTATAGGTAAACATTTTGAATTACCTTGGTTAGAATTAAATGCTACCTCTGGTGAATTATTTGATAAGAATCCAATGGAAGATGCTGAAGCAACATATCCTATAAGAAATGCTGTTCATGAAACTCTATATAGTGAAATTTCAGATGAAAGTTTTGCTAAAAATATAGAGACCAAAAAACCCCAGAATATATTTGCTGAACAAGCATCAAGACTTGCGGGATTTGGATAGGAGAGTAGTAAATGCCATATAGATATAAATCTACAGAAACAAAGAGAAATAAATTAGATAATAGGGTTTATATACCTACTATTTATCCCATTATACCAATTGGTGATGATGATAAATTTATTTGGACTAGAGAAAAAGATAGACTTGATAATCTTGCACATAAGTATTATGGTGATAATACATTATGGTGGATTATATCAAGAGCTAATGATCATGTTGAAAGTGGTAATATTGGTTTAGAGCCTGGAATAAATTTACGAATACCTATGGATATTGATGAAATTTTACTAAATTTTGAAAAATTAAATTCGCCCGAATCTGCTGGGTTATGAAAAACATAGGTATAGAATATGAGTATTTATTTAACTCCAATTCCTGAAGAGATTCGACGATCGCTACATGAGAGGGAAGAATCATTAAAGAAAAGTTCTGTTAATAAAAGTGCTTCCAGTACTGTAACAAGAGATGGTTCTGATCCTTCATATACATTTTATCCTCTTGGAACTGTATATATAAAATTATTTTCCCCAGTTAAAACAGATTCTATGCCCGATGGTGCAATGCTTATGGGCGGTGAAATGGTGAAAGAAGATAATGTATGGAAAATGAAACATGGTTTTGATGAAATGTATACATCCCCCCAATTTGATTCAACTGGAAAAAATGCTAAAGTACAAAATAATCCTTTTAGGCCTATGCCTGGAGTAGTTAGTCTTGATGTTTCTTATAAAGGTGGAATGAGAGCTCTTAGAGAAGGTACTATAAAATGGAGTTGTTTTAGTTTAGAGGATTTAGATAGGTTAACTCCCCACTTTTTATCTATTGGAAAATCTATATTAGTAGAATGGGGATGGGTGGATGCAGAAGTATTAAGAAATTCTTTTGAAATGAATGAATTTTTGGATTTAGATGCAACTAAGTTATATAAGAGAATGAAAAAGAAGATTTTAGATTCAAAAGGTAATATGGATATGATGAGAGGTATTATTAAAAATTTTGAGTGGCAATTGAGAGATGATGGTGGATTTGATTGTACTACAAATATAGTATCTATGGGAGTTAATATTACTGGTGCTAGTACTAAAAGTGAAATACAATGTGATTATGAACCAGTTGTAAAGAATGATGGTAAAACAGTAGTGTTAAAACCAAAAGTAAATTTAAATACCTATATAAAAACATTAAATACTCAATTAAAAAAGTATGTACAAAATAAAACATTTTCTGATAGGGGGATTGTATACTTCACTAAAGAAGGTTCTTTATTTAGGGGTGATGCTGATGCTGGTCCATATGTTACTTGGGGTTGGATGGAAGATAATATTTTAAGTAAATTTTTAGGAAAGGTTGGAAAAGCAGAAAAAGATGGTAATGGTAATTATAGTGG